ATTGGATTGATAATACACCGCAACTAAAATACGCAATATGTGATAAATGTAATGATAGATACGTCATGTATAGTGGTAGATTCTCACAACGTAGATCTTGCCGTCGTCATGATTGGAAAAACGGATGTTGCCGTGATTGTCATCTAAAAAAAAATAGTGTTAATAACTCAAAAGGATGTTATCATGCTAGTATACCGTTATGCTGCGAGACTTACTGTACTATAAGTTAACTCATAGTTTACGCAATATTCATTAATATATAATTTAAATATATTCAAATTATATATTAATGACTAGTACGGATGATAAAAAGGCAGATCAAAAAGCACTTAATGAAGGTCATTTAGGACCAATTAGTCTTGAACTTTTAGTGGAACCAGTACATATAATAAATACTGATGATGTGCAGGAGCCAGCAAGATACGAAAAGCGACATTTATACTCGTGGATAGAAAAAAGCGAGGGTACCAGTCCTCTGACTCGGAGACCCATCAAGCAAGTGAAAGATGATAATGATAAAAAAAAGGAAATTGAAAATTTTCGTGACCAACATCCAAATGCAAAAATTGTTAAAAAATGGTCACTAAATGAAAAAATATGGTATGGTGACAACAACCAACAACCGCCATCTCCCCAAGAAATGAATCGTGACGATTGCAATAACTGTTGTTCTAGTCGAGGCGAAGGAGCAATTGTTGGCGCAGCGTGTGGTGCTATTACCGGATGTATATGTGGTATGCCAGGTCAAGGAGCTACTATTGGTGCGGTGTGTGGGGCAGTATGTGAATTTGAAAAGAAGGATTGTAAGGATTTGGCATGCGAGACTTATGGTGCATGTGAGAGATGTATACGGGCACAACACTATGTTGTAGGGCGGGGTATAAGAATGAATACAATAAAACGTAAACAAAAGAAAACACGCAAGACACGCAAAACACGCAAGACACGCAAAACACGCAAGACACGCAAAACACGCAAAACACGCAAAACACGCAAGACACGCAAAACACGCAAACATAAGCACAAAAGAACAGTTAAAAAGAAGAGAAAGGAAAAAAAACGTAAAACGCAAAAACATAAAAGAAAAGTTAAAAGAAACGTTTAATAAAATAATAGAGATCACAATTATTTAATAGTAAATTTGTTATGTTATCAACATTACTGTACCATAATTTAACTTGCAGTTTTTACAATATTTAATTATTTCACTTCTTTCAACATCCACATCTACATAATCAGTTTGCCAATCATGAATACATTGAGTTGCCAATATATCATTAATTTCATCTAATCTATCTTGTTTAATAGAAATTATATTATTTAGGGTATTTATTTCTCTATCATATTCTTCCTTTATACTAATTAAAAATTCTGTAGATAATTTTGAATCCATCTTATAAGAATAATTATTTTTTTTTTAAATACATTATATATAATGCCTTGTTCAGCTTGTGGTGGCGGTGGAAGCAGTGCTTCTTCTCAATTTACTTTAAATCGTCGGAAATATCAAACCTTACAGCAAAGACAACAGCAACAGCAACAGCAACAGCAACAGCAACAGGTTATTTATGTTACACCTCAACGCGCTCAGCAACTTAGGGCATACTACGCAATTAAAGCAAAACGTAGGAATACTCTTATGTTTAATTAAATGATATCATTAATAAATATTATTTAATTTTTTCTTCTACGTCTTTTCCGTTTTTTTCTTCTCGTTGTTTTTCTAGCTTTTCTTTTACGTCTTTTTGTTTTAACGCGCATCTTTTTACCGGTCATATAATTTTGTTTTGTTGATTTTTGACAAATACCGATAGCCCCACTATATCCATATTTCTTTGTTAATTTTCTGATACATCTACCAACCCTTGTATTTTTAGGCATTTATAATATATGCAAAGATAAATTTGGTTACTATATATATATATGTTTACAGCGATGCTTCGACAATGCGGTTATAGGAATTGTATACCTATAATGGTACACAATAAACCGTTACAATTAAATACCAAGCAAGAAGATTGGGTTTCCTTTGATAATTTTAAGTTAAATGAAAATATTAAAAAAGAAATATTTCAAAAAGATATAATTAAGAGCGATATGTTTAAATTTTTAGATATACCAAATGGAACATATATCCATTAAAGATACATACCAAAAGGTACCGTATTTGTTTCAGTAGTTTTAATGAGTTTTTTGACTGTTTCAATGGCAATTGTATATGGAAATTCAATATTCAGAACAACTTCGCCATCGAACATTTTACTATCCTTTTTCATAAGTGTATAGAGATTAATTTTTGTATATAAAATCTCTAGACACCTTTTAAGATTTCGAACGCCCTTTTCCTTTTCTGTAAATTCATTTATGATAAATGATAGCGTATCATCTGGAATCAAAATTTGACCATCTTCAAAATTAATGTTTTTCTCAATTTTAGGAATCAAATGATCTCGGGCAATAATTAGTTTTTCTTTAGTTTCATATCCTTTCGTATGAATTCGATACATGCGATCTTTCAAAATTGGATTCACTTTTTTCTCATCATTATAACTAAATATAAACAATACCTTGCTCAAATCAAAATCTATATTTGAAAAGTACTTGTCATGGAACTGAGAATTCTGTGTTGTATCGGTTAGATGTGTCAAAATTCCAGTAATTTCTTCTCCTTTTGGCGTATCCGAAATCTTATCCAACTCATCAAAATATATAACAGGATTCATTGTTTTACTCTGTAGTAAAATATCAACAACCTTTCCCCAAGAACTACCCTCATATGTATAAGAATGACCTTCAAGAAAACTACTGTCAGTAGCTCCACCCAATGCAAGAAATGCGAACGGTCTGTTTAAAATTTTACTAATACCTTCTTTGATTAATGTTGTTTTGCCTGTACCAGGTGGTCCTTTGATAGCGATTGGAGGAGCTACTGCATTAGGATTCGCAATCCATTGTCCAATAAATTGCATGATTTGCATTTTTGCATCATTTAATCCGTAAACACACTCGTCCAATGTCTTTTTAGCCTCTTCCATAAAATCAGCGCATTTATCTCTGCCATCTGAAATCTGAAATGGTAATGTATTGCGTTTACCAAAAGGAATACGCATGAATGTATCAACCCATTGTTTGATTTTATAGTACTCTCCGCTCCCTGGATCCATGTAATTTAAAATATTGATTTTTTTCAATGCGGTAGCTTTAAAAGGAACAGGAATATCCGATTCTAGAAGTGATAGCCTATACGGTTTATCCACATTACTAAATTCATTTACTTCTTTTAATTTCCTCAAAATTTTTTGTTGATTATCCGCATTCATATCTTTGAAATATTTGAAATCGTTCATTACATTTTTTTCTCTTAACATCTTCCTAAGTTTTCCAACATTTTTCATCTTCTCCTTTTTCATTTTCTCTTTTTGTTTTTCCTTTTCTTTCCTTTCATTGGCCTTTGCAAGTTTATCCAATTGCGCCATCATTGCTTTTTTACCCTTTCCTTTACGAAGTTTAACCAATTCACGCATTTCTTCAAGAGTTTCAATATAATTTTCATCATCTTTGGTTTTCAACTTAATATACTTAGCATGAATTAGTTTCCATTTTCGCTGTTCTAATTCAGTATCATCAAGTTTAATATCATATCTATTTCTAGTACAAACTTTTGTAATAATACCCGGATACTCTTCTTCCCACCCTCTAGCTTTAATCATGACCTTATCTTTGACCTTAAATTTACTGAGCTTCTTTTTTTCCGCGCTTTTCTTTTTTTCCGCGCTTTCATCCTCAAGTTTTGTAATTTCTTTATCCATTTTCTTCATGATTTTATCAAAGTTCTCATCCCATTCTTTCTTTGCATCTTCTTCTTTTTCTTCATCTTCCTCGTCCTCATCCTCATCCTCATCCTCATCGTCCTCGTCCTCGTCCTCGTCCTCATCCTCATCCTCATCCTCATCCTCATATTCATCCATATGCTCATTGTCTCGATTTACATCGCCTACTGTAAATATAATATTAAATTTCATATTACTAGCCAGCATTTCTTGTATCTCATCTTCGTCATATTCATCATCATCATCGTCAACAACCAATATATCATTTATCTCATCATCGCTACTTTCTTCTTCAATATCCTCATCTTCCTCGTGAACTTCTTCTTTCTCACTTTCAACCTTTTTTTTAACAGTTTTTTTTTTCTTAACATTCTTTTTTTTATTTTTTGAAGATTTTTTGTTTTTAACAATCATATTATCTAGTTTTTCCAATTGTTTCAATCTCTCCTTTCCTGCTTCAGATGGGAAGATTTTTTGGATAAATTTTTGTAATTCGCGCGGATTCATATCTTCATTTGGCATTTCTTCACTACCTGAATCTGAATGATGTTCAGTCGGCGGTACCCAATCACTATCACTATCAGAATCTTGATTAATCTTATAATTTTTATTTTTTTTCCCTCGGCGAGCTTTTCGGTTTTTAGGCGTTTTAACCTTGGGATCCTTATCTTCTTGTTTAGATGGCATTGTATGAATTATAAAGATATTTATTTAATATTTTTCTATATCAATTTATTTTAAAATATATTCAAATAAATTTAAAAACTAAAACATATTAATTAAATTGAAAACAATCTAAATATTCTACCAGTAATATAAAGATGACTGAAACAAGAATGAATCCATCAAGAATCATAGGATTACAATTTAGTTTATTGTCTCCCGAAGAAATTAGAAAAGGCTCGGTAGCGAACATTGTCTCTCGGGATACATATGTTAATAATAAACCTGTAATTGGAGGTCTCTTTGATCCTAGAATGGGAGTATTGGATCCGGGGCTTATTTGCCCGACTGACGGATTAAATTACATGAAAACTCCCGGATATTTTGGTCATATGGAATTGGCGAGACCTGTATTTTATATTCAATATCTCAATACTATTCTTAAAATTTTAAGATGCGTATGCATCAAATGTAGCAAGCTTCTTTTATCTAAAAGTAAACATAAGCATATTTTAGAGACAAAAAATGCGAGAGACAGATGGCTCTATGTATTTCCAATTGCAAGTAAAATTGCAAGATGTGGCGATGATACATGCGACGGGTGTGGTTGTAAACAGCCAAAAAAAATTCAAAAAGAAGGCTTGGCAACAATTATCGCAGAATGGGCAAACATTGATGGTATTGCGGATGATGATGGTAATATTAAGGAGAAACTTACAATGCGACTGACGCCAGAGATTGTTCTTAAAATTTTCAGAAGAATCTCGGATGAAGATGTAACGTTTATGGGATTTAGTCCCACATTTTCTAGACCTGATTGGATGGTTTGTCAGGTTTTAGCGGTCCCACCTCCAGCAATTCGACCTTCTGTAAAGCACGACGCGCAACAAAGGAGCGAGGATGATATTTCGCACATTATTGTTAATATTATTAAAGCAAATAAAACCTTACAGGATAAATTACAAACAAATGCGACATCAAAGGTTATTGATGATTGGCATACAGTTTTACAGTATTATTGCGCTACAATGATTGATAATAGAATTCCAGGTGTGGCATCTGTTGCTCAAAGATCAGGGCGTGCTTTAAAGTCTGTAAAAGAACGTTTGGTAGGAAAAGGCGGTCGTGTTAGAGGAAACCTAATGGGAAAACGAGTTGATTTCAGTGCAAGAAGTGTTATTACTCCAGATCCCAATATCAGCATTGGCGAATTAGGCGTTCCTAAAAAAGTTGCGATGAATATTACATTTCCCGTAACAGTAAATAAGCGTAATCGAGATTACCTTACAAGGTTGGTATTAAATGGACCTGATAATTATCCAGGAGCAAAGATTCTTGAGAGAAAATCAGGTGATTCGGTATCTTTAAGATATACAGATCGCGATTCTATTGATCTTTTAGACGGAGATATTGTACATCGGCATTTGCTTGATGGGGATCCAGTATTATTTAACAGACAACCAACGCTTCATAGGATGTCAATGATGTGTCATATTGTAAAGGTACTACACGTTGGCGCAACCTTTAGACTTAATGTTGCTGCTACAAAGCCTTATAATGCTGATTTTGATGGTGATGAAATGAATTTACACGGGCCACAAGATGATGAGAGCGCTGCGGAGCTTCGTCTTTTAGCAGCACTTCCTAGACAAATTATCAGTCCTGCAAATAATAAATCTATCGTTGGTATTTTCCAGGACTCTTTATTGGGTAGTTTTCGATTAACTCGACCTAATATTAATTTTGATATGAGAACAGCAATGAATTTACTTATGAGCGTGAGAGATATAAATCCCAAACTCTTTAAAAATCCAAAAAAAACTGTAGATTCCTTTGCATTATTATCTGAAATTTTACCACCAATGAGTGCAAAATTTGAAAATGGACAGGATGGCGATGGAATAACTAATGTCATTAAAATTCGTGCTGGTAAATATAAGCACGGTCAACTTGACAAAGATGCTCTAGGATCAGGAAAGGGGCTTATTCAATCGGTATTTAATGATTATGGATTTCAAGCATCTGCTGATTTTATTGATAATCTTCAAAATATTGTTACAGATTACATGAAACTCAGTTCTTATAGTGTAGGAATCAGTGATTTAATTGCTAATGATGAAACAAATCAAAAGATTGCGAATACAATTTTAAATAAAAAAAAAGTGGTTGCGGATTTAATTAATGAAACGCATATCGGTGCTTTTGAAAATAATACTGGTAAAAGTAATGAACTTGAATTTGAAACTCGAGTTAACGCTCAGCTTACTCAGGCTCTAAATGAAGCGGGGAAGATTGGAAGAAAGAGTTTGTCAAAAGATAATCGTTTTGTGATAATGGTAGGATCCGGTAGTAAGGGGAAAAATTTAAATATTGCTCAAATGATTTCGTGTTTGGGACAGCAAAATGTAGATGGAAAGCGCATTCCATATGGCTTTGAAAATCGCACGCTTCCTCATTATAAAAAGTTCGATGATTCGCCGGAAGCAAGGGGGTTTGTTGAAAGTTCATTTATTCAGGGTTTAACTCCTGAAGAATTATTCTTTCACGCTATGGGTGGACGTGTTGGACTTATTGATACGGCCGTAAAAACTTCACAAACGGGTTATATCCAAAGACGACTTATCAAAGCACTTGAAGATCTTAAATTTGCATATGATGGTACAGTAAGGAATAATAAAAATAAAATTATTCAATTCAGGTATGGTGATGATAATATTGATACCACTAAAGTAGAAAATATTTCATTACCATTGTCCAAAATGACAATTGAAGAAATATACAGTCATTATCAGATTCCATCTGACGATATTTCGGATGAGGTAATAACAGCTAATTATACTAAAACTACGATCAAGCGAATGAAAAAACAAGTTGGGACTTTGAAGGAGCAAACGCAAAGTATGATTGATTATATGTTGGAAATTCGATCGCAATTGGTGGAGTATGTATTCAAAAATAGTGCGGGATCTACAATTCACATTCCCGTAAATGTTAAACGCATTATCAATAATATTGCAAATCAGTTGAATTACCAAAATAATTCAATGGTTAATATTACACCACTTGAGACGTACAGGTTGATACTTGACAATTTTGCCACCTTAGAATCGCTTGATTTCGGAAAACCATCTGAATTGTTTAAAGCTGCATACCTCTACTATTTGTCTCCCAAACACCTATTAGCAATTCGTCGTTTTAATAGAAAGGGATTGGAGTTGTTATGTGCTAAAATTAACTCTGAATACAAAAATGCATTGTGTAATCCGGGAGAAATGGTCGGCATGATCGCAGCTCAAAGTATTGGAGAGCCCACAACACAGATGACTTTGAATACATTTCACTTTGCTGGAGTAGCAAGTAAGTCAAATGTAACTAGGGGCGTTCCGAGGATCGAAGAGATTCTCTCATTATCAGAAAATCCCAAACAGCCTTCTACCACCGTGTACTTGAAGAAAGAAGAGGAAACTGATAGAGTTAGGGCACAAGAGCTCAAATATACATTAGAGTTCACTAGTCTAAAAGATATAACATCGTCTGTAAGCATTTGCTTTGATCCTGATGATTTACAAACATTGGTGGAGGAGGATAAACCGTTAATGGAAGAATACAAGGCGTTTTCACAGATGATTCAAGAATGTAGCGGAGGTGGTGACGCAGAAGATGGCGGAGATAAATCTAAATGGATTCTTAGATTCATTATGGATAAAGAATCAATGCTTGACAAGAATATTAATATGGATGATGTTCATTTTGCAATTGAACATAGCTACAAAGGAGAAATATCTTGTATTTATTCCGATTTCAATTCCGATAAGTTGGTTTTAAGAGCCAGATTGGATAAGTCTTTGACTAATAGCAAAAAGAAATCTTTGGATCAATCTGACGAAATCTATAAACTTAAAAATCTCCAACACAACTTGATGAATAATGTGATACTTAGAGGTGTTAAGAAAATTCCCAAAGTTTTGTTAAGAAAATCAGTAAATCAGCTTAAATTTTCAGAAGGCAATTACGAAAAAGAAGACACTTGGGTCCTAGATACTGTAGGTAGTAATTTGCCAGACATTCTAACTTTACAACATATTGATGCAAATAGATCATACAGTAATAATATTCAGGAAGTCTATAGAACTTTGGGTATTGAGGCTGCAAGAGCATGTATATTGAATGAGGTTCAGGAAGCTTTTGATGAAAGTTATATTAATTATCACCACTTATCTCTTCTATGTGATAGAATGACCGCGACGAAAAAAATGGTATCTGTCTTTAGACATGGTATTAATAATGATGACATTGGTCCCATTGCAAAGGCTTCATTTGAAGAAACCCCTGAAATGTTCCTGAGAGCAGCGAGACACGCCGAGTTGGATCTTATGACTGGGATTTCGGCAAATGTTATGTGTGGTCAAGAAGGATATTTTGGTACAGGATTCTTTCAAGTAATGCTTGATATTAACGAAATGGGAAAACTAGCAGGTAGTAAAGATTTGGAAGTGGAAAAGGATATTGATGATATGTTGACAGTGGAAGATGGCGATGGCGTTTGTTCTACACAAAATATTACTATTAGCAATAATACCGATTTGATTCAGTCAACTGACATGGGTAATGTAGACGATGACTACAATCCGGGATTTTAAAAAAGACTTAAAAACGTAATGAATATATATCTTAATATGGATATTTTAACATATATATCAAAAACAGTCACAAATAAGTATAGAGATCCTGCTAGTAGGACTTCCACATTTACAATGGGAGGGTATTTTATTTATCTACCAATTACCGAAGATTCTAGCAAATTTCAAAAATTAAAAGAAGGGGTTTTAGATAATTGTTTTATGAGTCAAGGACAAAAGAGTTATAATTTTTCATTATTTAGTAAAATGCAATCTATATATTGGGGATTAAAAAAATTTGTTAAAATTTGGAGATGGAAGCATGCAAAGAGTGCTTCCATTGATTTAGATTTATACATGAACTCTTTAAAAAGTTTTCCCAGTTTTCAAAAGGCCAAAATTTTGCATCATGGTATGATATACGAATTTAGATTAACAGATATTTTGAATATATGGAAAAAGGCTTTAACGCAGAGTATTACTTTTTCACCTCAACCCACAATGCCACGAAATCCATATCTTAATATGGCTTTTAGTAAAGGTCATTTATTTCATTTCTATATGTGTATGAAAGATAATGCGAATTTTTCCATACCTATAGTAATTCAAAAATTTATAAATGTTTCCATGAATATTAGAGTGTTCCGTGTACACGCATATCCTGATTTAATGGATGAAGCCATAAATAATCATATAGATTCATCATCTCACGATGTTTTGTTTCTTGATTGTGTTAACATGTTGGGGTATCATAAAAGAAAAATTAGAAATAGAAGATTATCGATGGATTTATCTGATGTAAAAAAAAAAGAGGTAGTAAAAGAGTTGAAACCCATGTTAAAGCTTCATTTATTGGCAACATTATCTTGTAATCCTGTCATAAGGCATTTAAATAAAGAGTTGGTGATTGATAATTTGCGTGATTTTTTTAAAAAAAATCCAACTTTTGGGCGGAGAATTGTATCGGTATCGAGGAGAACTGTTGAATATGCGCCTCCATTATTTGTTTTCGGTAGCAATTATGCTTCGGATCCCATATCACACCCCGAACCAGATGATGACAATGAAGTGTATGATGATTCGGAAATTGATGAGTTTGAAGAAGATTTTGAACAACAAGCGCATGATGACCCTGCTAGTGCTGTAGCAGTTGGGTTACATCCCTCAGATATTAATACAGCTTTAGACGATGAAATGCTTACTGACGATGAGCTTGATGTAGATCTTTAAGACTTAAATAATAATTATAAGATATTTAATTAATATTTCTTATAATTAACGGCGTTTGCGACTACGACTTCTCTTGCGCTTACGCCTACGACTACGACTACGACTACGACTTCTCTTGCGCTTACGCCTACGACTACGACTACGACTACGACTACGACTACGACTTCTCTTGCGTTTGCGGGAACGAGATTTGCGTCTGCGACTGCGACTTCTCTTGCGTTTCTTGCCACCACGAAGAGCGCCTCTTCTTTTCAACATAGATTTAGCTTTTCTAGCAACACGTTTATAAGTACTTTGCTTCATTGTAGGGCGCGAACGACCTTTGTATGAAGAACGTCTTTTACCCCACTGTCTTGCTCTTACATATGCTGCGTATAACCCTTTTGTGTTTACTTTGCATGTACCTTTTGCGCATACGGGGAAACTTTTTTTAGGACCCAAAAAACATTTTTTACCACATTTACGTTTCATAACAGTACGAGCACGGCCTTTTGGTGAGATTTTAGCCCATCCCGACCACGGCATAGATTTACGGCGTCTGCGAGTTTTACTTGGCATTATAATATAATTAAATATTTTATTTGCATAACCAAGAAAAACAACAAGTATTTGTTTGTCCGTTTAATTTATTCCACTCTTGGATAGTAAAATTATTACTCATTGATAAATTACAACGCGCACAGATAGGTTTTAAATTATCAACGTTTAATTTACCGCCTTTACTTTCAGGTTTATCGTGTCCTACATGAAAATCAAATACAGAAACTTCATTTTCACACCAATTAATATAACATTTATGTTCATAGCATTTCCCAAATGTTTGCAACCATGTTTGTTCGCGAATTGCTTTAGGTATTGTTTGTTTTCTATATTTTTTCTTTTTTTTTGCTTTTCTAGGCATTGTATAATTTAAACTTCTCTCTTTAATATATATGCCTAAATGTATAAATAAAGTAATAGTTCTTGATTTAGATGATACGATTGGACATTTTGAACAGGTCTCTATGTTTTTAAGCGGACTCCAATTAATAATGGACAAAAATATAAGTGACAAATATTTATATAAATTATTAGATTTATGGCCTCAAATTTTGAGACCAGGTATAATCGATATTCTTGAAACAATTGGCAAAATTAAAAAAAGAAACAAATGTGTAAAAGTTATTATTTATACCAATAATATGGGTCCAAGGTCGTGGACTCTTATAATAAAACGATATTTGGAGAGAAAACTAAAGTATAATATTTTTGATAAAGTTATAACAGCTTATCGCCCGAATAAAAAACATAATTGTAGAACCACTCATAGTAAAACATATAAAGATCTATTAAAATGCACAGGATATCATCATGATACAGAATTTATTTTCTTAGATGATCAAATGCATACTGAAATGAAACATCATAAAATTAAATATTTACACTTGCATCCATATACTTACAGTATACCATTTAATAAAATGATTACTAGTTATTTGGATTCAAAATATGGAAAACTTATCAAAAAAAAATACAGAGATCGATTTCAAGAATATATGTATAAATATCTTACTTCGGGAACAGGATATCATAAATATAATGTTAAAAAAACTAAAATAAGCAAAAAAGATATTGAACAAATGAGATATATTAAAAAACATATTCGAAAATTTCTTAATATCCATGATACAAGACATAAAAAGAAACGAAAGAAAAAGAATAAAACAAGAAAAGATTATTAGAGTATATTTTTACACCTTTGAACATTTAAAACGCCGACTTAGCCCTGTTTTAGTTCATATTTTTCTATAAGTTCTTTTGGAATATTTACATTTTTTTTCTTTTTGAGAATAACCATTCTATTATCTTTGGTTTTTTCTATAATATCAAAATATTCTAATACGATATGATATTGTGGTCTATCCAAAAAATCATCAAAAGCAATTAGACAAGTATCTTTAATAATATCATAACATTTTAAACAACAAGCAACACGAAATCTTCCATCAATAAAAACTAGATCAATACTATCTTGCTCTTCTTTACTTAATTTTGTTATCTGATTACTATAATTTATTTTTTGTATATTAGTAGCATTTTTTCCTGGATTACCCCAAGTATTTGGCTTGGTATCCATTTCATTAAATATAAAATTAATATATGGGATTTTAATTATTTCTTGTAGTTTCTTTTGCCACGTAATGTCGCTTTCTACAGAATAAATGGTTTTTATATTTTTTCTAGTACTTGCCTGATATGTACTTCCTCCTGACCCATATTCAAAATAAACGGTAGAATTATCTAAATATTTATAGAACATTTTTCTATCATTACCCGATAAATGTGGTTCCATATATATATATATATATATTATCTAATCTAGAAAATTAAACGTGGATTCGGTCGGCGTTTTAAATGTTCAAAGGTGTAACATTACTTTTAATTTTGGTTATCGGATTAATATATTGGAATAGAGATGTTTGAATTAAAATAGCCATTCCTGCTGAAAACGCAATTTTTCGATGTAAATTATTACATACGGTTTTTTCTTTCACAAAAGGGTTGAAAAAATAAATTAGCGCTAAACCAATCACAATGCTAAATATATTTTCTACAATATGTAGATATTCAGGCGCACCCTTCCATACACCTAATACTATTATAATATATAACAAAAATGTAATATTTTTGAGACCCGTATATGTACTCTCAATAACTTTCATATAGTATTACTCGCTACTTTTTTTTATTTCTATTTTACCAGCTCCAAAACATTTCACACATGTTTCCCAATTCATTTTGCTGACATTTTCACATAAATAACAGTTTTTATTATCGCATTTTTCACAATAAAATTTTTTCTCTCTCTTTTGCCAACCCGTGCCAATACATTTTGTACAGGTGGTATGTGTTTTTATACAACTCATTATATTTTAATTAAATATAATAAGTTATTGCGCTAAACTAGACGCGATTGCATTTTCCATTTGCCATTCTTCCAAAAGATCACTTCTTGGCGCTACTTTGTTATTACTCACCGTATTATATATTTTAAGAGTTCTAGCGCTGGAATCGGTCGCATTTACAAATCTAGGCATCCATTTATAAGGCATCACCTTCGATAAAAATACTTCTCTACTGCAAGCTACGGAGCGCAACGCATACATATTTGCATAATAATCATAAAAAATATTATCATAATATTTTTGTTCCGCTTTTTTAAGATCAGGCTCTTTATACTTTTTCGACGCAAACTCTTGTATAATTTGGAACCAAGATCTTGTCGATTTACTGACACCATCACTAAAAGCTTCCTTAGTTCTAAAAAGTACTTCCTTAGGTAAAATATCCATATCTTCAAAAGCCTTCCTCAAAATAAACTTCTCGCATTGTTTATTATATCCATGATCTCTTAAAACATCGGGAATTGATAAATAACTCTGTATAAATCCTCTATCTAAAAATGGTGTTCTAGCTTCTAATCCGTGAGAAGATATAGATCTATCAGACCTTAACACGTCAAAATAATGAATATCTTTCAAAAGACGTTTACATTCTCGGTCAAACTCTAAAGGATTAGGCGCTGCGTGAAAATATAAATAACCACCGGTAACTTCATCGCTCCCATCGCCATTAAAAATAACCTTTGCATCGCTATTTTCTTTTATATATTTACAGATTAACCAATTTCCAACGCTTGCTCTAATAGTAGTAGTATCATTGGATTCGATTGTCTTGATAACATCAGGTATCGCATCAAGAAACTCCTCTTCGCTAAGTTTTATTTCATGATGAGTAGATTCAATAAACTCTGCAACTATTTTAGCAAACTTTAAATCCTCAGAACCTTCAAGTCCTATACTCCAAGTATGTAGATCTTGTGGTTTACGTCCGTGAACATTAACCAATTCTCTTGATACTAATGCGGAAATCAAACTACTATCTAATCCTCCAGATAATAAACAGGCAATTTCTCTATCTGTATTGTCTACTCTTTTCTTGACAGCTTGTATCAACGATTCTCTTACCAATGGAAACGTTTGGTCTACCGAATCAATGGATAAATTTTGCATAATATTTAAATTATAATAAGGCAACATCAAGCTATCAAGAATATTAGGATTCTTGAAAGTAGCTGCACTAATATTTTCGGGATAGAGTTCTGTCTTTAGATAATGTCCCGGAAGAAATGGCCTTGGTTGACAATTCATAATTTCCATTCCTAACTTTAGCTCGGAAGCTACAACAATAGAAGTAAAAATATTTAAGTCTTGAAACCAAATAAACAATGGTCTAACCCCCAAAGGATCTCGAGCAATCATAACAGTATCATCTTCTGTGTCAATTAAAACGAACGCAAACACACCGTCTAACAGCTGAAGAGTATATTCAATTCCGTATTTTTTATAGAGATCTATAATTATTTCACAGTCGGATCCTGTTGTGCATTCTACTCCCGCCTTTTTAGCTAACCCTTTCCAATTATAAATCTCCCCATTACAAATCAAAATACAATTTTTTTTATAAATAGGTTGCATTGAACCTTCTTTTTGAAATCCATTGATTGCCAACCGATGAAATCCCAATAAATGAATATGTTCATTTATGTTTTCTTCAATAAATGTTGATTGTTCGGGGCCCCTTTCAGAATGATTTTCAAAATTTTGTTTTATATTCTCAATTTTTGCGCACGAGAAATCGTTATAACGTAGAACCGATAGGATACCGCACATTTATGATATATATTGTCAATTTCCTTTAGGTATTTTGATTATAAAAATATCTAGCACTATATTAAATGGAAGGAGTAGTAAATGGAGTATTTTATTGTAATAAGCAAAGAACACAGGAATTAAGCGACAGAATGTATTCTAGAAATTTAACAACCGCGCCAATCAAAATGCAATATAGTATCAGATCTGTACCTACACGATATGTTGAAATGCCTATCCTTGACTGTCATAAACCCGCTACAGTACCGTGTCAACAAAAACCAATTTATAATACAGAAACTATGTTTACACCTAGTAATTCACTACCATTTAACGGATTTCAAGCAAATGTTGATGTTGAGACTAGATTGCATAATACCATTTTCCCATTACAGGCTTGTCCGCAGGCTAAATATTTTCCAGGTACAAGTAGTGACATGTATAATAGTCAATATTTGACACATACAAATAAACCAGTGCATATGACAAATCAACTTTTATTTAATCAAGAAAGATTCAATTCGTTTAATCCTAATATGTGCAATACTGGTTATAAATTGTTTAATAATAATACCAGGGTACAAATAAGAAATTTATAATTCTATTTTAAAATCAGAAAATACGGACCATTTAAAACATCCCCTAATATATAAAATTAAAAAGGATGCGGCAAAGTATAAAATTGCTACACCTAAAGTATACCAATATCTTGTAGTAGGTGTAATTTCATCACCTCCTAGAAGAATATACGGATCAATGATATTCAGATCATTTTTACATAATTTATATTCTACAATTGTCAAAAAACATCCGTCTAAATATAAAAATAAAGCAAATGCCGATAATAGCGGTATAGTAGCCATCAGTGCAAAAGGTTTTGGTAAAAATATAAAATATATCATATGATACCATGGTGTATGAAAATGCAGAGATTTCAAAAGAAATCCAAGCATATCATCTGGTAATCCTGATTTTCTTAAATTATTAATACAGTCTTGTACCAATATTTTTCGTACTATTTTATTTCGAGGAATATCCATAAACTATAATAATATTAGCATTTCCATTATGATACGTATTTTTTTATTAAATTTCTTATAATATTATTATAATGACTAACGATATCTCAGACAATATAATAGAAAAAAATAAATTATCCACCTCTAGCCAAGAAACTCAAACCGAATTGTCCGATGAAAAAAATGCATTATTTAAGAACTCAAAAGTATTATGGGAAAGTATTAAACAAAATTGGATTTTTTGGGTAACCGCTTTAATTTGTGTTTTTATACTGACATTTTATAATTCTAAAAATGATTCATATATCAATTCGTTAATTACATTTTTAATTGCCATGCTATTGGGGTGGTATATTCATTATTTATCACACGCTTACGATTTGTTATGTATTTATAAGAGTGCAGATAATAGAATTATCAACTATATAAAATCAAATAAAAAAATGAACCGAATAATGGAAACAATAATTTATTATTCTTGCGATTTCCATGATAAAATACACCATGATACAAGTATAAATAAGAAACCATTGAACTGGTTTATGGAATTCTTTCAGAATCTTTTAATGGAGGGTGGCGGGTTAATTTTATTTGCTCAATGGTGTAATTTTTCAATTAATATAAAGGATTTTAAATTTAAATTAAACAAAGCAGTGCTACTACTATGGGGGTTACTGTATGCATCCGTACATAATATAAATTATATTTTACTTGGTTGCGATCAACATACTAAGCATCATATTGATCCAAAGACAAACTATGGAATTGATACTCTAGATATATTATTCGATACTAAATATGATATTAATAATATTGAAAATATAAATCATGGGGCAATTAATATGATTGCAATTACGTTAATAATATGGTATTTTAAAATTTATATGTAGTAATGGATATCTCCGCAAATGTATATGATCTACAATTTTTAACAAATCCAAATTTAATAAACAAAATATCCAATGAAAAACGCCTCGGGATCTCTCCAGAAGATATAAAATTTTATAAAAAACGAATATTTGTTTTAACAAAAAATTATTTGAAAGGTAAAAAAAAAGATAGAGATTTAGATAAAATATGGGAAGAATATGCTTCTGCATGTATAGCTCATTTCAAATTTATAGATAAAGCAGAAATTATACAGGAAGATTACAAAGAATATAAAACCAAAAAGAAAAATACAAAAATAGATAAGAATATTATTAAAAATAGCAATGAATTTATGCTTAATAAAAAATCTCCACCCGCGCCCAGAATTACAGATCATATAAATGTGAAATCAACAAAAATAAAAACAGCAAAAAAAATGATAATACCCCAACAAAGAAATATTAATATTAAGACAGATAAATTCAAAAATAAGATATAATATATGCTATATATATCTATGCCAGCCCCCAAAACCCATAAAAATCATTCAAAAGGAAGACACTCTCATAAAACAAGAAAGAAGAATCCAAAGTTAAAATCGATGAAGTGCTCCCCTAAGAATAAAAAAGATGTATTACCATATACCTGCTATACAACATCCGCTTTAGACAAGCTTAAAACCGTATGGAATGCCCGACATCCCGATCAAACCATTAATTCTAATTCGCCTCGAGAGATATGGGAAAATTTGCGATATTATATGCAGGATACATGCTCTACAGAGTCCTGCTGGTTAAGACATCAATGTATAAAACACAATATAGATAAATCGTTATGGACGAAAAATTTCGCACCATATAGTCCCTATAAGTGGAAAGAAAATCCAAAAGAATGGTTGACCACCGTAGATATTCAAAAGGTAATGGCTCAATGGGAAAAAGCTTATAAGCATTTTGAATTTATAGGCCCCTCGCCAATAGATTATGATACTCATATGGTTTTTGGGGAGTGCGTTTGGGAAGAGTTATGTAAATTTTCATTAGGTCAAATGAAAAGACGTGGTGTGACGAAGGTTGGTGTAATATTTAACTTAGACAAACATAATCAATCTGGATCGCATTGGGTTGCCGTTTTTATAGATATGAAAACTCATAAAATATATTATTTTGATAGCTATGGTGATCCAATACCATCGCGAATTTCTAAGTTCTGTGATTTTGTTAAAAAACAAGGTGAAAACTTTGGTGAAAATTACGAAATTGTTATTAGTAAGAAAAGACACCAATATAGCAATAGTGAATGCGGGATGTATTCTATGTATTTCCTCGTACAACTATTACAGGGTACTCCACATACAACATTCGAAAAAATAAGAGTTCCTGATTCTTTGATGTTAAAATTGCGCAAAGAATATTTTAATTCCAAATAAAATACATAAAATTAAATCATGTATTTTATGTATCATGTCCGTAACTTCAAAAGAAAATACTGATTTACTTCGAAACCTACTCAAAGATCATCCGTTGCAATTAGCTGATCCTAGACAATTTCATGAGATATTTCAAAATGAAATGGAGAGAATTCATAGTAACAGATTTCATTTTAAGAGCGACTTAATGTTAATGAATAAGGAAATTTTGAAAACATTTTTAAATATTAAAAATAGAATGACCCAACAACAACACACGCAACAACAACCACCGCCACGACAGACCCAACCCCAGCAACAACATAGAGACATCCAACCAAATAAAAATGAAAATATAAACATGCAAATATTTGAAAAAAGTTTGAAAGAGAAGCAACAAGATTTTAATAATTTAATGAATAAGGAAAAACCAAAAGAAATTGATTTTAGTGACAAACGTCGCGAATCCTCAATATCGCAAAGTGATTATGATTATAATATGACACAACGTGAGGCTGAATTGGTAAAAATAATGCAAAGTCAACAACAAAATAAAAGCGTTGAAGCTTGGTTAAAAGGAGAAACAAATGCAAAACCAAGTACTATAAATCTTAAAATAGATCATACTTCAAATGTTAAATTGGATGCTATTCCATTGCAAAAACAAAAAAAAGTGAGATTTCAAGAAACGGTAAGGAATGACAATCCTGTACCTAATAATATTCCGGAGCCAGATTTTTTCAGTAAACTAAAATTAAAGAAAAATGATCAACAAGATATTGATTATAAATCAATATTTAAACAAATGATTGATAATCAAAAATTAATTTTAGAACAACTTACAAATATTTCAGAACATTTAAAACCCAAAAACTCCGGAAAAGCCATTAAACTCTAGTTTTCTTTAGTTTTCCACTTTTTTGATCTATTCTTAGATAACCAACTAATACTGGATCGCCTCCAACTTTTTGGGCTCTTTTATAACTTTGCAAATCATACAATTCACCTTCGGGCGCTTTTCGCGCCGGTAATCTGGTATTAAATCGTTTTAAAGCATATTTTATACCACCTAAAGTTACAATCTCGGCTTCCCATTCTATTTTCTTTAAATTTCTTCGCTCTTGTACATCATACTCAGCTTCGGTTGTTAATGCTGGTGTTGTTGTAAATCGTGATGAACTAACCGAACCAAATGACATACATACAACCTGGTCTTTTTCACTAGAGTGTAAAGAACAGTCTATCGATGAGCCTTTAATTGCTCCCAATATTTGTTTATTTATAGACTCTTTAATGTTTGAAACTTCAAACAAATGCTGATCACTAGTCAAAGGAACGCCACGATTTATTTTACTTACATCCTTTTCTAATAATTCTTTGGGAGCCATTCCGCCCGCACTTTCTGGTATTAGCTGATCATCCGTAAATTTCATCAAATACATAAATACCTTTACATCTCGCTCCTCCTCTTCTAATTTATTATGACTACATATACGTCTAGCTCTTCCAATAACCTGTTCAACTCTAACCGGGTGCCAATACGGTTCCATAATATGAACCATTCGCGTATTTTTTAATGTAATACCTTCTGCACCACTACTTGTGATCATAAATACGCTAATTATCTCTCCGTGATTATTGTTCGGAGCTTTCGTCAACAAATAGTCTCTGATTCCACTCGGAATTTTATCCCAGGTGCCATTATATATATTTCTTAATATCTCCTTTTCTTCAACAGTTTCCGTACCAGTAAACAACGCGTATTTGGGCAAATCCAGTTTTTCTTCAGGAATGTCAAGTTTCCATATTCCTCCAACTTTCTTAAGTTTGAAATTGGTATAACCATTCGCTTCTAATACAATAGAAAAAATCCCGATACCTTCCAATGTTCTAAACTGAGAATAAACGAGATGGAGTTTTCTATCATTACCAGTAATATTTTTGAGAACTTCAAGAAATTTTGGACTATATATTTCTAACTTCTTTGGGGTTAGAAATTCGCCGGATCTGGCTTCTAAATCAATAAGCGCCTGCTTAATCCTAGCTCCGTATGCATTATCGACAGATTGACTACTTACAGATTCTAATGCACTTTCATCATCCGCTTCAAAACGCCCGTCAACATTAGCTATTTTTTCTTGAATCGATATCGCATCCATATCATCTTCGTCCAATCCAGGATCAAGTATAGCCTGTTGCAATCCCTGACCCTCCTGTTTCATGGGTCTAATTATATCTCGAGGAAAAACGAAATTACAAAATGCTCTGCTAAATATACGATAAGTAGAAACAGTATCCGCGTATACTCCTCCATCCTTAGCTCTTCTTCTTTTCTGAGCATTTCTTTTTTCTAAAACACGTTCATTTTTTCTAGCTTCTTCATAAAGCCCGAACTGATAATCCGACATGTCAATATCAACAACTCTAAAATCTTCTTCAATGTTAAATCTAGGCATCAACTCTTCCTGGGCACTCCTGAAGTATGATGTTAACCCTAATATACGTCTTTGCAAGAGATTTTCATTTTTAATTTCACCCGTTTTTGGATTAACAAACATTGCATTAAAAGTATCTAATGTGTCCGGCAAAGCCTTATTAAGTTTTACCTGTACCGATATAGTCTCTACGCCATTTTTTCTAAGGATATCTCTGCATATATTGACAAACGCGGAGTCAGACATTGGTGTACATCTAAAATCTTCTTTTTCTCCTTCTCCAGCATTATTTTCACAAGAATATCCTTTTGCGCAATCACGCCCTTTCTTGTCTTTGTCACACTTATTATTTCCCTTATTCTTTTTAATGCCGGAATATGTACCATCTGTCGATTCGTTTACAAATCCAAAAGGGTTACGTGTAATTACAATTCTTTTAGATGAATTATCATATTCGATAAAATCATGTAGAGCGAATGATTTAAAGATTTTTTCAATCGTTTGCTGATTTACTACTTCGCTAGTTTGTACATTAACTGTAAAAATAAAGGTTTTTATATATCCACGTAACATATTAAACATGACACCCATCTCATTAGGATAATTAATAATTGGCGTTCCTGTTAAGAAGATAATACGACAATTTTCAGCAGACATTAACCATTCATAAAGCATATAAGATAAGGATGTGGGTTTTTTTATTTTATTCACAATCCTAGATACGAAATTGTGAGCTTCATCGACTATCACCACCTTATTATCAAAAGGATTATTAGTTTTTGATAAAGATTTTAGGTCGCCCAAAACCTTATCGCTTTTACGCAAACCATTATAGTTTACAAAAATATATTTGGTTTTGATCATTCTATCTATTTGATCATTTAAAGCTAATTTATTTGCTGTTGAAAGGCCTTCAAAATTGGAAGGTTTTTTGACATTTACCAACCAAGCACCACCTTTTTCAGTAATATATTCTTCCGATAAACCCATGGCCTGTGACAAAACTTTTGTGACTTTGCTATCACCTCCAGTAGGTATAAATTCCCAGAATTGATTTAATCTATATAACGGGTCTCCACATACTGTTAACTCACTAATATAATTTTGACGTAGAGAAGCGGGTGTCATAATAATAATAGGTTGTGTCGTTTTCAAACCTTCTGCGATTCCAATAGATGCACATGTTTTACCTGCTCCAAGACCGTGATATAAAAGTAAACCTCGATATGGTGTAAACATGTTAATGTAATCTCTAACAATCTGCTGATGCGTCATTAAACTAAAAGATCCTTTAGGTTTATCACAGGAAATATCTTTACTCTCCTCTATTAATGCAGCTCTATAAGGTTCAAATAAACTATTAATAAAATTAACAAAAATTTCTCGATTATTCATATAATAAGCGCTCGCTCTAATATTCACAGGCGCTTGATCGCGTGGCAATCTCTCTTGTATAATAGTGTCACCTATTTGAATCAATCCGGGTTGAACATCACTACGGTCTCTTGATTCAACAGTACCTAAATCTCTCTTGATTTTTGCTTTTTTACGTGTTCCTTTAATTGTTATTACCGTCGGCGCTAATCCGGTGATTGTTCCTTTTCTGATTGATTTGCCAATTTTAATTTTACCCCTTTTCCTCTGGACCTTCACAACTCTCGCCCTGGGTACAACAATTGCATCTTTTTTTTCTTCTACTCCCATATCGTCTACAGAACGTTTTTTATTTATAATATTAGCCAATTCGTCGGCTGAAGATTGGGGTACCATAACAGGCGCTTCTTGGCGTTTTGGTATTTTTACTACTGCATCAGAATATACTTTTGCCAATAATGTAGTTCTATCAATATCTCCATCTGAACTATCTACGATAGCTACATTTACTTCTACGGCTCCTTTGCTACGCATATTAATACCTACCTTTCCCTTTTTCTTTGGAACTGGTTTTTTAAATAAATCAAGTTGTCCAAACAATTCGTCCATATATACTATAAATTCACATTTATTTATTATTTATTTTCTTGCTAAATAAATAATAAACATTCATTGATAACTTGAGTATAGTTTTATAGCACAAAACGCCAAAAACATGTCTAAAATAAGTGAAATAGTTGTTATAGTATTTCCGCTATATTCGTTTTTATATAATAACCAAACCGTTATTGATAATGTAAATATAAATGCACTTAATATTAACATCATTCCCCAGAAATACTCTATTTTATCTTTTCTAGTTGTCAAAAAAAAAGCGGCTATAAATTCAGCTGGTATTCCCAATGCAGCATATTCCGGGCCTATCATTTGTGCCACAATTTTTTGTCCGGCCATTATTAGACCCCCTATTAAAAATGCCTGTACATAATCTTTCATTATATAATGGTGTGAATTATTTATTCTTTGTAAAGTATTGTTTTATATACGGTTTGGTATATCGCACTAAACAAAGACTACTAATAAACCATACTAGTATTGCTAATAATACTAGCAAATTATGATTTATTTTTGTAAATCTAAGCAGTAAATAAAGTGCTATTGTGACAAAAATGAAAATTGTTGATTGTAAAAGATATCCAACTATATAAATTTTCTTATCAGCATCCGTGTCTAAAAAATATGGTGTTATCATATCATTTGGTATGGCACCCAATAGCGAAGCCCATAAAGGACTCGCTATATCCGATACTAATTTGGTTCCACCTACTAGCAAACCTCCCGTTAGAAATGGATATATCGGTGATTTTATCATATAGGATATTCAAATATTAATTATTCTTGTTAATTTGATCAATGCCCATTTTACATGCTGCCTGCTCTGCTTTCTTTTTGATTTTATGCTTGCTTTCACCTAGAAAGACATATATCTTTTCGTGCTCTTCAAGATATTCTTGGATGTTATCAAAACTTTTAAACTTAGAAAAAGGCACTGATTGACTATGTGATAGACCGTGCGCATCTTGTCCTAAACAAAGATAAACGCCCATATGATACCCTTCGTCGTCATCGTGAGGAGAAATTTCCACATATACCGGTGTAATTTTAAACTCTTTTTGAATGAGAACTTGTAAAATATTTTTATAATTGTCATCATTTTGTAACAGGTCAGTCCAATTTACGTGTTGTTCAAAAATACTTTCTACAAATATTTGTGCAATTTGAAATCCAGGGCCTGTTACAAATACATTTTTGAACCAATCTCCTTCATCTTTTATCGTAATTTTATTGAAATCTAAAAACAACGCTCCTAGGAAGGCTTCAAACAAACATCCCAATTTTTTTAGATTTGTTCTTGTTTTCTTTTCCTCTGCATTTTTTGACATAATATACCATTTATTTAGACCCATTTCGTATACCATTTTTCCAATCGATTCATTTTTGACTAAAGCAATTTTCTTTTCAGTCATAAATCCTTCATTTCCTTTAGGGAATCTGCGGTACAAATAATATTTAGTAATACATTCCAGAACGCCGTCACCTAAAAACTCTAACCGCTCATTCGATTTTGTTTTAAGAGGCATGCAATCGGTAGGTTGGTCTACAATGGTTACACCATTCGCCTCATTTTCAAGATGAGGCCTTTTAACATATGATTTATGGATAAAAGCGCGTTTGTATAAATTAAAATTATGAACTTTATCCGGAACTCCATATTTAGCTAAAATGGCTTCTACCTGTTTTTGTGTTATTTCGGTATTATTGGGGTTAAAAGGGTCAAAAATCAATTCATCTTGACCCTTTGATACGTCGCCATCTTGTAACAATGTCTTTTGATCTAAAATTTCATTACTTGTCATTTTATATTTTTGTTGTCATTTTTCTAAGTGCTTTAAATAAATAATATTTTGGTATTATATATGTCAGATCCAATGGACCTAGAACAAGCCCCAAATGTGGCTGAAGAGAAGGAAGAGAATGAAGAGAAGGAAGAGAAGGATCAAGAGGATGAGCAACAATTAAACGAAGAAGAAGAGAAAAAGTTGATAGATTGTGTGACCGAAAAACTACAAAAACTAAAAGAAGAAGAATTAAAACAACAAGCCCTGGCCCGACGTGTCAAAAGAGGCGCACAGATAATAACTATTAAGAAGCGGAGGCCCGGTCCTCCTCGACCGACGACGACGATGCTGGGGAGGACCCGGGGAATAGACGAAGCCACCACCACTAAGCCCCCCTTCAAGCGACAAAAGGAGGAAGACGATATGATGAACGACGATATGATGAACGACGATCTTGGAGGTGGAGGAGGAAAGCGTAAGACTAGAAAGCGTAAGACTAGAAAGCGTAAGACTAGAAAGCGCAAACCTAGAAAGCGCAAACCTAGAAAGCGTAAGACTAGAAAGCGTAAACCTAGAAAGCGTAATAAAAGAGTCAAGCGACGTAAAAAAACAAGAAAACGCAGACGATAAATATTAAAAAGTTATGTAATCATAATATAACTTTTTAAATAGAAGATTTGATATATTAGTGTTTTGAATATTTGGTTTTATGTTTTTTTCTTCTTTTACGTTTTGTTTTTTTCTTTTTTCTTTTTTGTTTTCTTTTTTTCTTCCTTTT